TAAGATTGAGAAGAAGAAAAAGAAGAAAAAACTTGACAGCTGCCCTGCTTGCGGTGGCAGGGTAGTTTATTATGATAAAAAGCATGATGAACTTCTCTGTGAATGTGGTGTTGTATTATCAGGTCCTCCTCATGAAACTCATGGCAGATGGGTGAAATATCCCATGGGGAACAGGTATGATTATTCGGATATTGATGCTACTTACAATCCTCATGATGAAGTTGATTATGGGACTTTCACTCCAGAATGGTAACATTATTTTCATCTAGTCAGATGATATCCTTAATTCCACAAAACAACCGGCTATATGGATTATGCCTGTCTTGGTGTGATCCATGGCCAACTCTGTGCCCCTGGTAAAGCGGATGAGGGAATATAATTTAAAAAAAAAGATTTTCAATCCGATAATTTGAAATTAATTAATCCCCCCTCTTTAAATCTACAGATTCTCCTCTCCGCGCCAATAGGGTCATACTATTTTTGTAATTTTGCTTGTGTAGCTCAGCCAGGAACAATAGAGTGGCGGTCTTGTAAACCGTTGGTCGGGGGTTCAATTCCCCTCACAAGCTTGAAGATTTTATTCTCATTTAAAAAGAATTTGAGGAGGTAATTAAATTGACAGAAACAAATGAACCACAAATAGACATGAGAATGGTGTTTGATGTGGGCACAACTATACTATTGGCCTTAGTGCCCCTGACATTGATATTGATCAGCTATCTGGTAACTTACATACCCCCAGAGTACATTATACTCGCCACTGTGTTAACAGGGATTTTGAGCCAGTACGCATCAAACAGAAGAGTGAAGGATAGTGTTGAAACTGTTAAAAAGTGGATCCGATTCGATTATCTTACAACCATATTACTCATGGCCTGGCCAGTGATAGTTGTACTCCAACCACAACTCATGGTTTACATACCCCCACAGCTCATTGTACCCGTAACGATAGGCTTTACGATACTCAGCCAGTTCGTAACTGAAAAACGCGCTGCAAGTGAAACTTTAGCATAGGGGAGGGTTTCCTTATATGAAAAACCAGGAAGGCAGGCGGGACCAACAAAACATCTATGACAACATAACTGGAAAACCATACCCGGACCATAACTGTAAATATGAAGGTAGATGGAAAAACTATTTTAATTTTAAAGAAAAAGTCATAGACTTCATGGGACGCAAGGATGAAGTGAATGGAAATCTTAAAATTGAAGACAAAAAACTTGAGGATAGACTAAAAAGCATTGAGAATAAGATGTGGGCTATTTTACTCTTATTATCTGGAGTAATCATTAAGGTCTTATTTGGAGTAGGGCCTTAAAAAAATATAAAGGAAAAATAGTTTAATTAATGTTTAGTCTTATCTGCTAGAACATATTTAGTTCCGGGTTTTCTTCCAGGTGGAAGAGGTTTATCCTTTACAGCAGTAACTTCTCTTCTTTCTCCAACAACTTTGTATTGTCCAGATACAGGCGCTGGAGTGCCCGGAGTTAACTTTTTATTAGATTTGGCCATTTAATCACCTCCTTTTATATTGTTACTATTTACTATAATTCTTCAATTTAATAAAACATCTAATATATTCTCAAATTCATAAAATGACAGAATACACTTATTTGAATATGTAATGAATATCAAAAATTGAAAAAGCAGCTGATCTATAAACAAATGGGTTAATTTAGTAGTCCGAGTTCTTCAGCTCGGACCATTCTTTGGTGCAGGTCCAGGAATTCCTGGTTGGTTATCATTCGGAGGCAGTCTTCGCAGACTGTAAGGTAGTGGCCGTCATCATTTTCTATGGTACTGCCACTGGTCTCTCTTATGGTTCCATCCATCTGTTCTCGTGGTTCATTGAATTTGGTCCCGCAGATTTCACACTTGTCTTCTACGGGTTTCCACATATTGCTGGCCATATTAGGCCACCCCCTCTGGATCTATTAATCCAAGCAATCTTAAGAATCTTTTTTCAGCCATTTCCCGGCGCAGTACTTGGGGGTTGCATTGGAACCATTTATCTTTTGTGTTAAAGAATGTAGCTTCTTCCAGGCGTTCCATGTCTTCAGTTTCCATTTCATCCACACTGAGTAATGCAAGGTTTCCAGCTTCGAGTCCGACTTTTTCTTCTTCTGTCATGGTTCGGAGGGTTATTTCCATCTTATAACGCCCCCTGTGGTATGCTGTTCCCGGATTGTTTGAGGCATCCTGGGCAGGTGAAGATCACAACTTCTGCTTTTGGTATTTTTTCCACATCAACGATTTCTACTTCTGTTGCTGGCCATTCGTTTTCGCAATGTTCGCATATTAGTTTTGTTACCATTTTCATATTTTCACCTTTATTGGGGTTTATTTAACTTTCCCATGCTACACACTGTCTTAACTAATATATAAAAGCTTCTGATCCTTTTAAATCTATAAATATTAGGTTTAATAATCCAATTACAATTATTAAATAATATTAAAGGAGTCCTGACCATTTGACACTCAAAGACAAAATGAAAACAGTCAAACTCGCAGACCTCAACCCCGCACCATACAACCCCAACTATATGGATAAAACACAAACACGACAACTCTCGAGCAGCATCGACACCTGGGGATACTTAGACCCTATCATAGTAAACCAGAGAAATATGGTCGTAGTAGGTGGCCACCAAAGACTCACCAAACTACTAAAAAAAGGAATCTTAGAAGAAGATGTCGTCCTGGTAGATCTTGACACAACCAATGAAAAAGCACTCAACCTTGCACTTAACAAAATAAAGGGACAATTCGATGAAACCAAACTCGAAAGTCTAATCGAGGACCTAGAAATTGAAGGTTTTAATGTTGAACTCACAGGCTTCCAAAACACAGAACTGGAATCATTATTCCCGGAAGAAAAACTTCCAGTAGTTGATGATGATTTTGATCCTGAAGTTGAAGTTGAACCGAAAGTTGCCCTTGGAGACATATGGATCCTGGGCAGACACCGACTACTCTGTGGAGATGCCACAAAAAATGAAGACATGCAACTTTTAATGAACAACCACCAGGCAGACCTCATCATAACCGACCCACCCTACAATGTAAACTACACTGGAGCCACCAAAGAAAAACTAACAATTCAAAACGACAATATGGACAATGAAAACTTCCATGAATTCCTACTCAAATCTTACCAAGTAATGTATAATGCAGCTGCTCCCGGGGCCAGTATCTATGTATTCCACGCAGACACTGAAGCAGTGAACTTCCGAGAAACCTTCACAATGGCTGGTTGGAAACTAGCCCAGTGTTGTATCTGGGCCAAACAATCATTAGTTATGGGTCGCCAGGATTACCATTGGCAACACGAACCAGTACTATATGGTTGGAAACTTACAGGGCCACATAAATGGTACAGTGACCGGAAACAAACCACATTATGGCACTTCAACAAACCACAGAAGAACCTGGAACATCCCACCATGAAACCAGTAGAACTATTTTCATATCCAATGCAAAACAGCAGCAAAAAAGAAGACATCATCCTGGACCCATTCAGTGGAAGTGGAACCACATTAATAGCAGCTGAACAAACACAAAGGACCTGCCACACCATGGAATTAGACCCTCACTACTGTGATGTGATCATCAACCGATGGGAAGAATTCACAGGACAAAAAGCACAATTAGAGGAATAAAAGTGTTTGAAGTATATCATCATAAATACACTGAAGGTAAATGTGATGAATGTGGTAAAGAAGGTAAAATCCAAATAACAGATGGAGTTGGAAGATGCCAAGAATGTAGTGTTAAATGGTTGATGAAAAAAGCAACTGAATGACACAATTGTTTAGGAAAAATTATTATACTAATATATATTACTAACTAACATGATTGATACACCCACTGTTTTAATATTGGGGGCTGGGGCGAGTAAACCTTATGGTTACCCTCTTGGAAGTGAATTAAAAGATAAAGTTATTCATTCACTAGATGCAATGGTTGAAAATGAGAGTGGATGGGTTGATGAGTTAGACATTAATCCTTTTTTAGTCAAGGACTTCACAAAGAAATTCAAAGATTCTAAAAGACCTTCCATTGATTCTTTTCTTGCCAAACAAAAAGAAGAATTCACAGAAATTGGAAAAATTGCAATTGTAGATGCAATTTCAAAATGTGAAAAACCAGAAATCGTTGATCCTAAAAGATTAAAATCAAATAATACAATGGATCACATTGATGATTGGTACAGTTATCTTATTGAAATTCTTTATGAATGTGATGTAGATCAAATTGGTAGAAATCTTAGTATAATTAGTTACAATTATGATAGGTCCCTTGAATATTTTTTTTTAAGACCTTTACAAGGTACTTTCAAAGAGTTAGAAAGCATTGAAGATTGTGCTAAAAAAATAGCGAAAATTCCTATTATTCATATGTATGGTCGTTTAGAGCCATTACCTTGGGAAAAACACTTGTATAATAGTAATAATGCTAGTAGAGATTATGGTGAGAAATGTTCCAGTGATGATCTCCTCAAAATAAGTAAAAATATCAAATTAATTCAAGAAGCTAAAAATAATGTTACAAAATATGATGCAGATAACCTTATAAAAAGAGCAAATAAAATCTATTTTTTGGGAATGGATTTATATAGAAACCGAGAAAATGTTAATTTGTTGGATGTTTCATTATTTGATGGTAAAACTTTAGTAGCTACAGGATATAGTTTAGAGCTCGGAGAAAGGAATCGTATCACTAAATTTTTTGGACATATTCCGAAAGTTCAAGTACGCCCAAATTTTAATATTTCATCTTCAAAAACACTTAAGACTATTAGAGGTCAAAATCCTTTTTAAAACACGTGATATTTTTGTTAATGAGAGTGAAATATCTCAAAAATTCTTTTTTATGTTTTTCAATGAAATCCAAATAATTTTCATCTGTTACTTTTAGTAATCTGAGTAAACTTTTAAAACAGATAATGACCATCCATATTATTGCTCCTGGTCCATTTTCATTTTTAAATATTTTAATGTCTATTACTTCACCATTGTTCCCCGTGTAACCATACATTAAGTCCTGTACTTTTTGATAATTTTCAACTTCCAATTCAGGATCTATGAAGATCAGTATTGTTTCTCTGACATAGCCCTGGTCCTCTTCATATTCTTTCATCTGCAAGTATTTTAAAACTATAGAGAATCCCTCCTAAGATCCATATGATCTATGATCTGGGTCTTAAGCAGCGTCGAAGAGCACAGGAAAACTAATCAGCAGAAAAGAAGGGATGATGATGAGGGAGAAACAAAAACACATTGATGCTTTTGATTACTTTTATCAGCTAGGGGGTGCTGCATCTGCAGAAAATTGCAGAAGAGTTGCAGATAAATTTCAGATATCTGAACGAACCTTCTGGAATTGGTATAAAAATTTAGGATGGAAAGAAAGGGTCCACCTGCGCAATATTGAAGTTTCAAAAGGAGTTGAAGAAAAGACCAATTCAACACTTATTGAGAATAAAGCCAACTACCTGTCTTATGTTCACAAATTATTCAATGATTGGAAGTTAAAGGTGGATTCTGGTGAGGTTCCGGTTGAGATTAAGTCTGTTTCTGATGTTGATAAGATTGTGAAATTAGCCCTTCTCTTGCAGGATGAACCCACGGATAAGACTGAGACTAAGATCCATAGTGAAGGCAAGTATGAAGTCACTAAGAGAATAATTTGTTCCCCCGAACATATCCAACATGAAGTAGAGGTTTTACATGCCGCAGGCAAAGCCCAAGGATGTAATAAATGATGAATTCCCATTAGGTCCTGGTACGTTTGCATTGGAAACTAGTAAGGGCCGTTGGAAGGCATTTAAACATTTAATCATCGTTGTTGAACTGTTAATGTATATGGTGGACGGTAAGTTTAACCGTCTCATGATATTCATGCCTCCCAGGCATGGGAAATCTGAACTTATTAGTAAATATTTTTTAACCTGGTTTTTAGGTAGTTTTCCAGATCTCAGGATTATTCTTGCTACTCACATGGCATCGTTTAGTGCTAAGTGGGGTCGTAGGAGTAAAGAGATCTTAGAGCGTTATGGTAAAAAGCTCTTCGTCAAGGAGGTGATGGATGAAGATGGAAAACGTATTCTGGTTAATAATAAAGTTAAACTTGATAAGCATAGTCAGGCATCTTACAGATGGGATATAGAAGGCTATGAAGGGGGCCTAGTAACTACTGGTATTGGGGGCGGTCTTCTTGGTGAAGGAATGCATGGGGGGATTATAGATGACCCAACTAAAGGATTCAAAAAGGCCAATAGTAAAACTCACCAGCAGGAATTGAATGACTGGTACTACACTGAGTTCAAGACCCGGGCTGATAAGGATCTGGCAACTGGGAAATATCCCTGGATTGTGTACATTGCACAGCGATTGAATAAGAAAGATCTGGCCGGCCAGATATTAAATGGATTTACTGAGGAAGACCCTGGAGAACCTCATATTGATATCCGTGAAGCTCTTGAAATCTTAAGGAGTGGAGAGTCAATTCCCATGGGAACATGGGTGGTACTAAATTTACCTGCAATTGCAGGTGAAGATGATATATTAGACCGTAGCCCTGGAGAGGCTTTATGTCCTCTGATAATGAATGAGGATGACATTGCACAGATACACTCTGAGATGGGTTCTTTCAGATTCCAAGCTATTTACCAGGGTAATCCGCAGGAACGTGAAGGTAAGATCTTCAAACGTAAATGGTTCCTGGATGAACGTGGCGAAGTACTAGGTTCAGTTCTTACTAATTCCAGTAAATTACCCAACCCAATGAATGAAGCCCGGTACTGGGATTTCGGTGCATCCGGTGAAGAAGGAGACGAAACCTCTGGAATGAGAAGCACCTACAATGATAAAATACTCACCTTCAGATGTCTTATTTATGATAAATTCACAGCCAAACAGGCTTTATACAAATACAAATCAACAACTAAGAAAGATGGTCTTGGTGTTGTAAGTATTATTGAACAGGAGCCGGCCAGTGAATCTAAGATGCTTATACAGGAGCTTATGGATTTAGATGAATTGACCTGGTTTGATATTCAGAAGGATAAAGTTTCTCGGAGTAAGATTGACCGGGCATTCCACCTGGAAGTCATGGGAGAAACCGGTAGGATCCGATTTGACCAGGACCATATGTCTATGGCTGAAATTAAGATGTGCATTGAACAGTTAATAGAGTTCACTGGTGAAGATGGTGATGAGGACCATATTGTTGATACAATGACCGGGTCTGCTAATTACTGGATGCGTAACCAGGGCGCTACAATTTACATCTAAAATTATATTTTTATTTTGAATAAATTTTATGAGGAATCCTACAATGTCAGATCAACCCTACGCATTTGCATTAAACGATGGCAGTATTGTCTTAAAAAACACATTAGATCAGTTCGCACTCAAAGCAGATGACTTTGAATTTGACAAAGATGTATTTGCTGAAAAACTAACCTCCAAGCAGATTAAAGCAGTTAAAGCAAATATAAATGAGGATTCCAAACAACTTAGAGAAGGACAAAACACTTATTCATTATACAACTTACAAAGACCCCCATATCCTCCAAAGATGCTCACATCCCTTAAAGAGATAAACACATACCACTCCTCGGCAGTTAAAACAAAAGGTGTAGATACTGGTGGCCTTGGGTGCAAGATAGTTAAAGTTGGAGATAATGAAAATCCTAATCTTGAAGATAAAAAACGATTAGAACAATTTTTAAAAAATTGTTATCCAACCCCCGAAGATGTTTTTACCAGAGCTTCACAGGATGAGGAAGAAATCGGATGGCTCGGACTTGAAATAATACGAACTGCCGGATTGGCAACAGGAGAACCACAAAGATTAGAACACATCCCCAGCCACACTTTCAGGATCCATAAAGATGGAAACAGATTCATGCACACATGGGATGGTATTACTAGACGCTGGTATAAACTTGCAGGAGACTACAGAAGCGTTGCAGACAAACAAAATAAGGACATAGATATCACAGATGGATCAGAACATCCATTTAACTCATTACCCTCAGAGAAGCTTGCTAATGAACTAATATATGATATTAACTACAGCTCTGGTACAACTTATTATGGAACTCCTGACAGTATACCTGCAATCCGTACAATGATCGGGGATCAGGCAGCTGTAAATTATAACATCAGTTTCTTCAAGAACTTTGCAACACCCCAATATGCGGTGTATATCACGGGCAGTTTCCAGGATAAACCAATATTGGATGATGAGGGTAAACCAACCGGCAAATCTGTCCTGCAGAAAGCAATGGAAGACAGATTCAGAGAAGTCCAACAGAATCCACATGGGAATCTTGTATTCATGATACCAAGCCGTGGAGGTTCAGAAGCTCATCCTGTTACAATCACATTTGAAAAACTTTCAGTTGATATCAAAGATAGTAGTTTCAGGATGTACCGTGAAGCCAACCGGGATGAAGTGATTTCAGCCCACCGTGTAGATCCTTACCGGGCAATGGTATTCCAAAAGGGCAACTTAGGCGGGGGGAATACAGTATCTTCAATAACAAAAGAAAATTACAAAGAAACAACAATCACACCTAAACAAAGGCGATTAGAAGCGTTGGTAAATATTAATGTTATTTGGAGTGAAAATGGATTTAATATTAAAGATTGGGGATTGGAATTAACTCCACTCAATACTGAGGACAAATCTCGTGATGTTGAAATAGACACGAAAAAATTTTTAAGAGGAGAATTAAGTCCTAATGATTTAAGGCCTAAATCTGGGCTGGAACGTGTGGATCACCCTGCAATGGATGCTTATTATATTAACAACAATCCAATCACCCTTGAAACCCAGACTCAAGATATGCCTGAAGAAGTGGCCAAGGTACTGGAAGACCTGGCAAATAAACTGGATCCTGACCAATCAATGAATCCACTCAGGAGGCTCTTCAGTGGATCGTAAAGCTGCTGCTAACCTTCTCAGGATGTCAGCATCTAAGTTAAGAAATCTAACTTTTAACAACGTAGCAATTAAAGAAGTAAGCACTGATTTTCAAATACAAGGTGCTACTGAGTTCTGGAAACTAATTGACAGTTTACTTGATAAACAGGTAACAATCAGCAAGGAACATGTCCTAGCTGCCAGTAAGAATACAGATCTTAATTTTGAATATCTCAGACAAATTTATCCGGATATTGATAACATCATCCAGGAAGCAGTTCCGGATATCAGAACCTACACTGAAAAGTTTTATGCAGCTGGTAAAAATGCAGGATTCAGTGACATGGGTGTGAAGGCCTTCACAGGTGCTGCTGATACCAATGCAATGTTCCATTTGACCAATTATAATTTTGAATTAATCCGAAAGCTGACCGATGACCTGGCCAGTGGTGTGCGGCAGGAGGTATGGCAGGGTGTGGCCAGGGACCGTGGGATGAAAGAGATTGCCAAGAGGATTGAAAAAGTCCCAGACCTCGTACCACTTCAGAGAGGGAACCGTGTCTGGACGATTGCTGAACGTGCAAAACTCCAGGCACACACAGAATCCACCAGGGCCAGACACCAGGGACTGTACATGTCCTTCAAGCAGTACGGTGTAACTAAATACGACCTTGTTAACACTCCATGGGAGCGACTCTGTAAACTTTGCAAGGCCCGTGCTGCCAAAAATCCTTATGATATTGATGACTTGACAGGATGGGCTCCTATTCATGTTCTTTGCTATTGTAGTAATATTGCAGCTGAGGATCCAGCAGAGAAAGCCAGTGACCCTGATGAGTTCTTGAATATGGTATCTGGTGAGATGGAGACTGTTAATAAGAATCTGGTTTTTGCAATTTAATTATTCTTTTTTATTTCTATTTTAATTGATTGTCTATTCTTTAATTTCATTTTTAGAATCAATTTTACTCAATAAAATGGAGGTGAATTTTTGACAAAACAAAGAAGCAGAAAATATGCTAGAGCAGACGGCAGCTTTGAAGATATCAGATCCAAAGTTATAGAAGCGGTCCAAAACGGACTAGACAAAAACCAGTATGTCAGTATCCCTGCCACCTACCCAGACCATGTATTTGCAGAAATATACTCAGAAGACCCAGTAACTTACAAAGGCAAAACAGAAGTATTTAAAATACCATTCTCGATTGACAATGAAGGTAATGTCACTCTTGGAGAGGCAACACCTGCCAAAGAAGTTAAAACATTCGAATCACTCAAAATGGGATTGTTCGTAAACAAAAACGATGCTAAAAGAGAAGTTACCGGACCAGTAGAACTACCCGGATGCCCTGACTGTGACCATAAACGAGGCGAGAAAATACGCTCAGTTGAAGAAGTTGCAGGGTTCTGTAATGCATTTGATAATTTCAAAATGGCAGACGAAATGCACCTATACGGAGCCACAGGTAAACTGGTAGGGAAAGTTATTGACCACTGGACCCTGGATACGGAAGAGTCATATACTAACATTGTTGGTGAGACTGTAATCCTTCCCAAAGGAACCTGGATGGCCACAACCAAGATCACCGATGATGCTACCTGGAAGAAGGTGGAAGATGGAACTTACAAGGGATACAGTGGCACTTATCTATCCAAAAAGGATGCAGATGAATTATACAAGACAATAACTGCTAGTAAATGTGAATCTGATTTTGGAAGTGCGATCCTGGCCAGTGCAAATAAACGTGTTTTAATCAAGGACCTGGATGATCCCACTCCAGTGACTATTAGTATTGTTGACAATCCCTGTGTTCCAAATGCTATTTTTACATCAGTTAAGACCTGTCAAACAGCTCAAAAGGCAGGGCGCAGTATTAGCAATTCCACGTTGTCAACACTACAGAAAGCACATGACACAGCCCAGAACGCTTTAGACAATGTTAAAAAATTACTCAAAAAAGCTGAAGGTGAAAGGCCATCGGCAGATAAGGAGGTAGATGATATGGATGAAAAAGAATTAGCCAAATTAGTAGGCGAAACAGTAGATAAAAAATTTGATGAGAAGGTTAAACCCATTTCTGAAAAAATTGAGTCAATAGAAAAGAAACTACCCGAGAGTACTACTGGAGATCCTGGGGGAAACTCTGGAAATCCGGCTGCAATCAAATGCACTAAATGTGAACATGAAATCAAAGAAGCAGCTAAGTTCTGCCCGGAATGTGGAGACCAGATACTACAGGAAGGTGAGAAACCCGCCGAGAAACTCGAAGACAATCCGGTAATTAAAGGCATGCTTGAAACCCAGCAGAAAATGGCTGAAAAGCTGGGGATACCAGCAGAATCACAGAAAATAGATGGGCAGGAAGATGACCCTGTGGACCCTGCTAAAAAGTCAGATGATGATTTCTGGTCCCAAGCCGGACTGAAAAGGAACGGTAGACCTAAAGATGAAAAATAAGAGGTGATTATGATGGCAGTAGCATCAAACAAATTATACGATTTAATGATGAAGAACGGCAGTTTCAAAATTGTCGATGTTGCGTCACTCGGCGATGGAAAACTACCAGTTGAAAAACTGGGAAAATTCATACGAGTTGTTAGAGAAAATAGTCCAGTTTTAGGCGAATCAACAGTTAAAAAGATTACTGGGGATTCTTTGGATATCAGCCGTGTTGACATGGCCAATGGAATTTTAACTCCTGGTCGTGATAAAAATGGAGCTAAAAGGACAGTTTCAGAATCAGAAGAAGCTGGAAGTGAAATTAAAACCAACAGCCTGGTTCCAAAAGAATTAATGGCTAAACTCAGGATTGATTATGATACACTTGAAGACAACCTGGAACAGGATGCATTCGAAAATACTCTGATGGAGCTTTTCGGTGCAGCTGCAAAAGAGGATCTTGAACGATACTTCATGTTTGCAGACACTTCTATCATTTGGGGAGATTCATCAACTAAGGCTCAAAAACTCCTATCTATCAATGATGGTTGGATTAAAACAGCAGGTAATAAAATCTACGGAGTAACTGGTAATGGGAATACTCAGGATTTCAATGCTGATCCAGAACAGGACATGTGGCCAATACCTCTCTTCAAAGCTTTGTACAAAGCCGTTCCCCGGAAGTTCATAGCTGGAAAAATTAACAGGAATATGTACAGGTTGTATGTTGATTCTGATGTTGAAGAAGCATATTCTGAGATTGTTGCTGCAAGGCCAACTGTTGCAGGGGATAACGCCCTTTTAGGTAAGGATGTGCTGGGTTGGAAAGGTATTCCTGTTATTGATATCGCTTCCTTTGAGGATGAAACATACACGGACCTCGTTGGTAAGCCTGCTATGCTCTCCAAACCCAAAAATATGTATTGGGGAACTAAACGAGACATAATGGTTGAAAACGAGAAAGATATCGACAGAAGAGAGCTTAAAAACGTGATGACAATGAGAGTCGATTGCGCCTACGAAGATGAGGATGCAACTGCTGTGGCCTTATTAAACAAAGCGAAACCAGCTGCATAAAGCTCCTGGTTTATTCATATTTTATTTTTTAGGAGGTAAAAATTATGGCAATCGAATGGCCTTCATGGGATAATGTAATGTTTAGTAAAACTCTTGGCCCAATGCACGTCATATATTCTGCTACTAAAAAGGCTTTAGAAGTCTTAGATGGTAGGATTGAAGATGTTGAATCAGGTGTTGTTGCACCTGGTTCAATTGACACAGAGGAACTGGCAGATAAATCCGTTGACTCTACTAAACTTAATTATTTTGTATCAGATGAACAAACAGGGACTGGAGAGGCTCAATCAATACCTCATGGTCTTGAAGTAGATGAGGTGGCAGTTGAACCAAGCAAAGTTATAGTAGCCTTCACCTCAATTGGAACTGACGGGGCAACATCCACCTATACAAAAGGAACAGTGAATGTTAACGTAACAGCAACCACCGGTGCTAAATATCGTGTCATAGCATTTGCATAAGGTGGGGAGTGTTTAAGATGGCCGTTACTGCTGAAGCTGTCCTGGACCTTTTGGATGGCTGGGTGATTAAGGATCCCAGTAAAGATCAAACCAATGTCACATATGCGATTGACTCAGAAGAGATTGACAGGTTCATCATTAAAGCACAGATAAGGGCTGCAGGGCATATTGAAGTTGAAAATATTGACAAATTACCTACAACTATTTTGGTAAACGAGGCTGTGGCCACCTGGGCCGCAGGACTTCTCTGGAATAAGAAGATCCAGAAAGTCAATGAGGGCAAGGAAGAAACAGATCCCACAACCTATGGTGATAAGAAGATAGCTGAAGCCAAAGCCATCCTAAAATCAGTGAACACAGATCCAACGGATGATGATGAAGAGGGCGAATCCTCAATCACAGTATTCTCAATTAATTATAGTACCCTGAGTGAGTAACATGCCAGTCAGGACCACTATTGATTCAAATATTGACAGTCTGGCCGCAGCGAATAAAGTCAAATCAGCCAATGTCAAAAAAGGAGTACTGAAAGGACTTGATGAAACAGGGAAGTTCGGTGAAAGGCAGATGAAGGCCATACATGGTCCCCACAGCAAATCCGGGAAGATTCTAAGAAATATTAAATGGATTAAAACCGGAGAATACAGCCGGACCATTGGAGTTTTCACAAACGAAATCTATCCAATCATTCTCGAGAAGGGTCGTGGCCCAATCTATCCTAAACTTCGAGTTACACCTAACACTCAGCATGTCAGTTACCTGGGTAAACATATTGGTGCAGCTGCATTGAAATTTGAGATTAATGGTAAGATTCTTTTCAGACGTAGTGTTGGCCCTGCAAAGCCCAGGCCATATGTTGAACCTACCCGGCGGTCTATGCGAACCATGTTCCCCAAAATCATGCAGAAAGAAATTGCCAGTGCAATCCAAACCAAATAAAATACTTTTTTTAAAAATTAGGGATGGTGATTACTTTTGGAAATGGGGTTAGACGAACTGATAGTCGAAGCACTGAAAAATAGTGAAGAACCTATCCTCGAGGAATTTGTAATCAGATTATTCAATCAAAACAGTGTCAATGCAGATTTACGGGCAATAGAAGTTTACCAGGGCGACATGGACATTGATGAAGTTGGAAATGATTTTGATGACTGGAAAGTTTACTACATCCTCGAAATTGACATTAAAAAGGTCGACTACCTTGAAGGCCGTAACTTCTCTAAAGAAGTTGTTAATGCAATAATGCGAGTTTTACGTAAAAAAGACGCATTAACGATTGTTTACAATGAAGGCACAGACAAAGAAGAAACAATTGATTACAACGAATTAATGAAACCGGATAAAATCATCCCAGAATATGGTGATGGTTATGTGCATAAGAAAACACATTTACAGCTCAATTTCATTGTTACTGAAGATTACGGGATAGAGGAAGACGAATTTGATAGCATTGACATGAATGTGGAGGTAGAATGATGACACGTGGTAAAAAGAAAGCTGAAGAAAAACCAGCAGAGGAAGAGAAACCCTCAGTAGAGGTCAAACCCTCTGAGAAAGTAAGTCTGATAGTATTCAAGGAAACACACGGCCTGGACAATATGGCCTATGCGGGTTTCAAAGCTTCAATAGAAGCAGAAGATGCTACTGAATATACTCAGACCGAACTGGAGAAAAGGCTTGAAGAGTACAAGGCACAGAATGCCTTTATCAAGAAATAAAAGGAGGAATAATCTATGAACATAGATACAACAACCCCTGGGAGCAGTGCAGAATTTGTCGAACCCGACATATCAGCAGCCCTAGGAACTGCTGGCATAGTGGCCGTGGTAGGACAGTTCGAAAAGGGAGATGAAAACACACCCTACTATGCTCGAAATGCTAATGAAGCACTGGAATTGATGGGTAAGGATGAAGAGTATCCTGGGACTAAAATAATTCCCCTAATATTCAAACCCGATCCCGATAATGACAATTACGGGGCCACAAGTGCAATCATGATTAATGCTGGTACTCGGACAGGAGCAACTTGTACCTTGGTGGACACAACCACTGAACCTGTGTCAATGATAAAATTAGATGCTAAAGCTGGAGAGTGGGGAAATGGTCTCAGTGTCACTGTGGCCATAGGATCTATCACAGGTAAGAAAATTACAATCATGAAAGGAACTGAGATTCTGGAAACATGGGACAACCTGGCAGATGCAACAGCAGTCTATAACAAAATCAAAAACCATTCTAGTGTAATTGAAAAAGTAACAGCCCTGGACCTGACTAAGACTCTTAAAGATGTTGCGGCCAGTCCCTTTACTGGTGGGGCTGACCCTGTGACTGTTAGCACTAGCGACCTTACCGAGGCCCTGGTGGAGATTCAGGATGAATCATTTGACATCCTAGTATTCACTGATCTACTTGATGAAAGTTACATCCCTAGTGTTGAACAGTACCTCCAAGACCGGTTTGAAGCTGATAATGCTTCAGGTACAATAATCGCAACGGATAAGGATAACACAGTCACACAGGCCCGCACACTGGCACTGGCAAACGACAGTATGTTCATCCTCGGATTGTTATATCAGACTTACAACATAGGTGCAACCGAATTAAATGAAGCTGAAACTGCTGCCAGGTACGCTGGATATGTGGCTGGTATGAATGTCAGCGAGTCACCAACAAACAAAACCATTTCAGATGTTACAGGCTTAAATAAAAGTTTCAAATCAGGATCCAGTGATGAGTATGCCCTGGTAGATGCCGGCTTGACAATATTCAAACTCAAAAACAGAAAAAACAGTAAATACTCAGTAGTATCAGCAATTACAACTTCTCAAGAAACTGATGATGCGGGTAAGAAACTAAACGAGTTAGTCACTGCCAGAACACTTCTCTTCGTAACTAACTATATGGATGTCAAGGATTACCCCGGAGCAACTAGATCAGCAGGTGCTCTACTTGGGCTAGCCACTCAACGGAAAAATAATCTAATTGATGATAACATTGTCCAGGAGATGGAAATCACATTAGAAAGATCCACATCTGATTCACAGGTTTTAAACCTGGATATC